TGGCTGGTGGTTGGTTGCGCAAAGTCCCGCCTTTGCCACTAACGCCAGCCGTTAGGCGGCTATATGCAGAGAGTTATGGCAATAAGAGAACCGAAGCCCGCGCAAGCGAAATACACTTTGCCAAGTGGCTTGCGCGCGATACATTCAGCCCTCGCAGTCGCGTTCCGTGCTGACGTTTGCGGCAACATGGCTCCATGCCATGCAGAACTGCCTCTCTGCACAGAGCCGCCTAACAACAATTAAATGTCTCTATTTGGCTAACCCCCTCCCATGCCACCCCTCCACCCCGCTGAACGCTACGCAAGAGACATCCTCAACGACAGGATCCCCGCCTGTCATTGGGTCAAGCGGGCGTGTGAGCGCTACTTCGACGACAAAAAGCACGCCAAATCCCGCGGGCTGCGCTTCGACCGCAAAAAGGCACAGCTCGCCGTCGACTTCTTCTCCCTTCTCAAGATCAGCCAGGGCGAGCACCATGGAGAGACCTTCATCCTCGAAAACTGGACCCTGTTCATCGTCTGGAACCTTTTCGGGTGGTATCGAGCCAGCCATCCGCGCTGGAAGATCGAAAAGAGCAACGGCGAGATCGAAGACACATCCGGCACCCGCCGCTATCGCACCGCCTACCTGGAGGTTGCCCGCAAGAACATCAAGACCTCCCTCGGAGCCGGTCTCGGGTTATACCTCGCATTCGCCGATGGGGAATATGGTGCTGAAGTCTACTCCGCCGCCATGAAAAAGGACCAGGCGAAGATCTGCCACGACGAAGCCCAACGCATCGTCGCCGAATCCGCCATCCTTCAGAACGAAGGCAACATCCACACCTTCCGCAACAACCTGAACCAGCCGCATACCTATTCCAAATTCGAGCCGCTCTCCAGTGACATCAAATCGATGGACGGACTGCGCGTCACCGCCGCCATTCTGGACGAGGTACACGCCTGGAAGAACCGCGAGATCTACGTCAAGCTCAACCGCGCCACCTCCGCCTGGCAGCAGCCCCTCATCATCATGATCACCACCGCAGGCGCCACCGATGAATCCATGTTCTGCTGGGAACAACACGAATACACCTGCAAGGTGCTCGATGGCATCATCCAGGATGACACCTGGTTCGGGCTCATCTATACCCTGGACGATGGCGACGACTGGCAGGACGAGACCGTCTGGATCAAGGCGAACCCCTATCTCGGCATCAGCAAAAAATGGGACTACCTCCGCACCGAAGCCGCCCGCGCCGCATCCATGCCCACCGCCCTGAACGACTTCCTGCGCTACGACATGAACGTCTGGGTGCGGTCCGATACCAAATGGATGCCCATGGACGACTGGCGGCTCTGCACTGGACCTATTCCTGCGCACCAGCTAAGCGACGTACTCAAAGCCCGTCCCTGCTACGCAGGGCTTGACCTTGCCACGAATACCGACCTATGCCCGCTCGTCCTTGAATTCCCCCCCACTGCCGAAGACCCGCGCTCCTACATCCTGCCCTTCTTCTTCTGCCCCGAAGATTCCATCCTCAAGCGCTCAAAGAACGACCGCGTGCCCTACGACGTATGGGCAGACCAGGGCTTCCTCATCCCCACGCCGGGCAACCTGACAGACCAGAACTACATCATGCACCATCTATCCCAGATCATGACCGAATTCACGCTCAAGCGCCTCATGTTTGATAGATGGGGATCCACCAAGATCATCACCGACCTTCAGAACGAGCTCAATTTCACCACCGACCAGAAGGAACATGAGCGCTACGGCTCCCCCCTGCTCGTCCAGTTCGGGCAGGGATACGCCAGCATGTCCGCCCCCATGAAGGACGTGCTCCGCCTCGTCATGCTCCACCAGTACGGCCATGGAGACCATCCCATCCTCACCTGGAACATGGACAACCTGATCGCCGTATCAGACCCGGCAGGCAACATCAAACCCGACAAAGCCAAGAGCCGCGAACGCATCGATGGGGCCGTCGCCCTCATCATGGCGCACGCCGGAGCCATGACCCACACCCCGGAACCCGAATCGGTCTACAAAACCCGCGGCATCTTGACGATATAGCGGCACTTTTATGCTATAATTGCCACATAATCAAATAAACGACCCGATATCGTCGGAACATTCGGACCGGCATCTCCCCTTGCGGAGGTGCCGGTCTTTTTTGTTTCAAGGAGTTGTCATGCAATCAGGATATGAAGGGTGGGACTACGTGACCCCGCCGGAATCATTTTGCGAATGTGCGAAGCCGCAAGTTAACGAAAAAGGGATATGTCTTGTCTGTGGACGCCCTCAAAAAAGTGTCACATTGAAAATCGATAATGTCAGTGTGGCATTGAAATCAGTTATCAAACTGTCAGCTAAAGGAGAATAGTATAATGGCAAAACTATTACCAGATTCAATTATCAACGGGATGCTGGATTATATCCGCGCACGAGTGACGCGCATCAATGTCAACAGCACCCAGCCCACCACCTACGCAGAGGCGACCAGCACCTATAAGCTGGCGACAACCACCATCACCAGCACAGGGCTGACGGTCGGTGACGGTGACACGAGCGGGCGCAAGTTCGCTGTGTCATCAAAAACCGGTCTGACGATTGACACAACGGGCACGGCGGCACACGTTTCCCTCTCTGGATCAACCGGGTCCACTCTCCTCCTTGTCACAACCTGCACAACCGCAGCACTAACCACAGGCAACACGGTCAACATCCCAACATGGGATTTTGAAATCCGTGATGTCGCATAGTGTCGCCCTATACGGGTTTGCCCCGCATAGTCGTGATGGTATCTGGCAGTCTCAGGCTGATGAGGTATGGTCAATAGTTTGGGCATATAAGTATGATATGCCCAGGCTTGACCGATTGGTAGAGATACACCCGGTATGGATACAGGCGGCAAGCGGCAAGGAAGAATATCAGAAGCCGCGTGAACATTGGGAATGGTTGAAGAAGAACAGGGAAATCCCGGTGTATATGATGACCAGGCACCCCGATGTCCCGATGTCGGTGCAGTACCCGCTCAGGGATGCCATGGCGCTCGTCCCACCAGACCGCAGGCGCAGGGTGTTTACTTCATCCTTCGATTATCTGATGGCGCTGGCACTGGTCGAGGGTGTGCGCAGGATCGAAGTTTATGGATTTGAGATGGGCAGTGATACGGAATACAGATATCAGCGCGAAGGCGCAGCCTATTGGATTGCAACCGCTGACGCGCTCGGTGTTGAGGTAGTATTACCAGACAACACTGCCCTGTTAAAAAACAAATTATACGGTTATGAAGGCGGATCTATGATTTATCGGCAGGACATGGAGCGCATGAAGGAACAGCGGCAGGCACAAGTAAAAGAGGCTTATTCGCGTTTGTCATATTTTGAGGGCAAAATGTCAATGGACGACAGTGACGAACTTAAACAGAAGTGGAATGAGCAGTACAAGATGTGTCTTATCCTGGACGGTGCCCTACAGCAGATCGAAAAGCAGCTTCAATATATCGATTTGGAGGAGCCGGACGATCTATTCGAGGCGCACATGGCAAGCATACCGATATTGGATGGTCTATAATGGGTTTGTATCTGGTACCTGTTGAAACTTACACAAACGCAAACGGGTACATATATCGCGGTCCCGAATATTTCCATTGGAGGTTTGACCAGAACCCGCCAAGCATCCCGGCGCGTGTCAGTTGTATGGACTATGGTTTTGTCCCGTATATGTTATGTTACACCGGGGACATTACCCAACAGGACCACGATGCCCTTGTTCTAAACGCTGACGTTTATGCCTTTCCCGATAACCTTGACCAGCCTGTCACGGACCCGAACATAGATACCTTTTTTGAAACCATTAATATTCCCGTGAACTGGTTGACGCCCTCCACGACATACCGCGAGTTATTGCGCGCCGTTGCTGGCATGTTCCAATTTAACCAACGCTATGCAGGCATTTATGCGGAGAGATACGGGGGGGTGCATAGCATTTTTGATGCGGCAACACTGGACACGCGATTGCGGCAAATGAACGCACAGGAGCAGGAGATATTTCTTGCAACGGTTGGATCATTCGGTTTTGATCCAAGTCAGGTAAATACAAACTCTCAATTACGTTTGTTGGTACGGCAGGCAGCCAACTACTGGCAGGGCAGGTCATTCAATATGGGAGGCTTCGTATTTTAGATGGCACTTCCAAAGACTGAAACCTTTACCGCATCGAATAATACCCAAGTATCAGCAATCAGCGGGTGGGCAAAAAACACGTCTGGCGATTGTGATGTTCAAACCAATTCAGCGACATCGGACAGACCCGGACAGGAAACCTGTAATCTGTGGACTGGTGACGGGGCATTCAACAATGACCAATACTCGGAAGGCACGATTGTCGCGCTTTCAACGACATCCCAATTAATCGGTGTGGCGGTTCG